CCCCTCTCTAACTCTTAATACTTGTTTTGGTTTAATCGCAAAATCAAAGTTTGCTCGCCAACCTCTATCGTTCTCGCCAAGATGATGCGGTTTGAGTGCAGCAAAGAACGCTTTGAAATATTTCTCAACACACTCAAGTGTTGGCTCTCTCAATTCCGCTAAGAATTTTTTAATTGCTCTTTTGCGTTCATCGTTTACTTTTTCAACAAAAGGCAATTGGCTGTCGTTGTTTTCATTTTCTGCGTTCCAAAGTTCTGCGATTTTTTCAAAGTTTATTTTTTTGTCAGAACGATTTGATTTTTTTTCTTCGGATTTGCCTTTTGGCAAATTTTCCCCTTGGGGGATAAAGGGGGTATTATTAATATTATTATTAGTATTATTATTTGTCGGATCTATTTCCGAGCTAATTCGGATTTGTTTCCGAGTGTCGGATTTATTTCCGAGTAAATTCGGATCTATTTCCGAGTTAGATTTTGTAAATTCATTCCAAGTTTTGCCTTTCTCGGTTAGCTTAATTAAGTCTTTTTCACCTTGTTTTTGGTATGAAATTAATTCTTTTTTGGCTAACTCAACAAAGTGACGGTAAACCGTGTCAGTTTTTGAATAAAACAAAGGCAATTCTTCAATAACTCGATTTCTTGAAACCCAGTAGAACACTTGACCGTCAATGGTTACATCTTTGGCCCAAGATGAAGATTGGTTGAGTAAATCAAACAATGCTGCTTGATTAGCATTTAAGCCCCATTCAATGGCTTTTTGGTTATTTATGTATGTGTTAAATCTCATATCTCTAACCCCTCAATCACCAATCTTAATGCTGTTATGTACTCTTCTTCGTCTAAATCCAATGCTTTCAATCTTGCTTTGATGTTCTCGTAAGCTTTCCATTTTTCCTGTTCAATTAGGCCGCTTACAAATTCGCTCATTTCGTTCATATCAAGCCACCAGTCTATATTCAGCTACACATTTACCACTTGGCACTACAATCATTCGTTTTTCGATTTTGTGACCCTGTTGCTTGAGGTCATAAATTCTTGCCCCAAGACGTAGGCAGTTAAAACGTTTTTCCGCATCTAAGTGAGTTAAGCGGTCGCCTTGTTGTAAGGCTTTCAGAATTAATGCTTTTTGAGTTTTGCTTGAACTTTCGTTTGCGTTTTCATTAAATTTAGGTGATAATTTAGTCATCTTTTGATGTCCTCCGACTGATAAAGGTTATTACATACGACTTAATCAAAGCCTCTGTTCCCGCAGGGGCTTTTTTATTGCCTAATTTCTGGTAAATACCTGTTTGATTGCTTTACTTGGAATGATTTCCCATGGTTTAACTTCAAACTCCGTTGCAAGCACGATTAGTGCTAATTTTTCTGCTGATGGTTGAGTTTTATTATTCAACCAATAAGAAACCGCCATTTGCGTAACACCGCATTTTTTAGCAAGCTCTTTCTGCCCATTGCATTTTTTAATCGCTTTTAAAATTCCTTTATTCATAATAAACCTTGCTTTATTAAACTTTATGAGTATGATAAACGAAACTTTATTAAATGTAAAGTTTTATTTTCTTGTCTTTATAAAGAAAACTTTTACAATCTATCTTGAGGTGAACTTATGAACACACTAGATACACTAGGCAAACGAATTGCCTACGTTATGGATTTAAAAGGAATTTCAAGACAGCTTATGGCTGAAAAATTAGCCACTTCAACAATGGCTATTGGAAATATTATTAATGACAAGGTGTTAAAACCACGCAACCTCACGGAAATTGCCGAGTTACTTGGTGTTGATTACAAGTGGCTTAGAGATGGAGGGGATTTTGAAGATGCTATTATGGCAGAACCAAATTCAATCCAATCAGAGCTACAAGGCGATCTAATCAGTGGTGAATTCGGTGTTTTACATAAACATAGAATAGATTATTACGATGTGAGAGCAGCAGCAGGATTAACAGGCTTTGAGAATTCAGACTATCCAGAGATTATTTCAAGCCTGTATTTAACAGACGAGGGAATGGCGCAGCTAGTCGGTAAAAAGTCATCAGACGGAATTTGCCTTGTAAATGTACCAACCGACAGCATGGAGCCGACCATAAGAAAAGGCGATATTGTGTTTTTAGACACAAAAGTCAATGCTTATAGTGGCGATGGCATATATGCTTTTTCCATTGACGGTGCATTATTCATTAAACGTATTCAAAAGATGATCGGAGGCGGTTATCGTATGATTTCTGACAATGAAATATATCCACCAGAACAGATAAGCGATGACGTGTGTGAAAATGCTAAATTCATTGGTAGATTTATCCGCACTATTCATATTGAGGTGGTTAATTTATAAGGACATTATTAAAGCCGTATCCAAAAGAATTAAAGCAGAAAGGGAAAGACAGGGATTGTCTATTACGCAGTTATATAGGATCAAAGAGCAGAATAAATTGCTCTTGGAAAGGATTGAGCATATAAACGAGAAAATGGATTACGTAATGAGGTCTAAAAATGATTAAAATTAAAAATGATGATGATTTTATTAATTTAATATCATCACTCGTTAATGATGAAAGCCTGAATCTAAGTAGTAAAGATTTTGAATTTCCTGAAATTAAATTTGAAGGATACCCAACACTACTTTTTAATGTAAAAGGCGAGCCTTACTCATCAACACTAACAACGCCATTGCTTAATGCTTTGTCTGGCTTAACGTCAGAAATTCAGAAATCATATTGCTTAATTAAATATCAGACTTCAAATCTTCAGCGATTAACGGTGGAAGATAAGCAAGATATTGATATAATATTCCAAATTAGAGATGGTTCATCCGAGGGCGAAAGCGATAATTCAAAAATTGCCAACGGAATATTTGATGTGATTAAAGAAGGGATGGTTGGTATGAATGGTTGGCAAAAATTAACCGTGCTACTTACTTTTATTGGAGCGGTTGGCGGTCTAGGTTATAAATGGCTAGACGAAAAAGACGTTCCTTTGGATACCGCAATTACATCTCTTGCCGAAACAAATAGAAAAGCATTAGATCTATTACTCTTAAAAGGCAGCACGGAAGTTTCAGAAGAAATTAGCGCACATTCGGCACAAGGGAAAACAATTTTCTTCAAGGAGGTGGCAAAAGATCCAAACGCTGAGCAGGCAACATTAAACAAATCAACCGCCGACCGTAGCCAGTTAGATGAATACAAGAAAAGAACATCTAGACAGAAAGAAAAAATCCCAAAAGTCGATTCGTTTATTATAAAAGGTATTGAGCTTTATGCACCGCAATACGTAGAAACAGACATTGATATTGCCGTGATTAGAGAATCCGATGATACAGAATTTACACTGAGAACATCGCTAGAGTTAATGAGTGATAAAGAGCTATCTGAATTAAAAAACGCCCTTGGTACAAACAATCTCGTGAAGATAGCTTACGAAGAAATAAAAGAAAATGGACGCATAACAAAAAGTCAGTTCGTTCGAATTGAAGAATAGTAAAAACCGCCATCAAGGCGGTTTTCTTTTATGAGTTAAAGCACTTAATTAAATCCTCAAGCACTGCTCTCTCCTCTTTATTCGCAAAGATAATCTCTAGCCTATCATTTACTCTAGATACAATCTCATCAATACCTAAATCATTAATCAAGTCACAATTTAGCGAGATTAACCATAACTTAAACTTTTCTTTCATAGCATACCTCCTTTCCTTGTCAATCATACCTTAAGCAAAAGTGCGGTCTATTTTTAGCTATTAAATTTGCGATACAGATCGCAAAGACGATAAAAAAATCGAGGAAAAATCGCATTATTAGCAAATGTCTAATTACAAATCGCTCAAAAATTATCCAATCAGTAAAATTTCTTCAAGTTTTCTTTCTGTTTAAAATCAATATTTTATAAAGTTTGCTTTATTCTATAGTTCAAAAAATAAGCAATCAATCAATTTTTCTTTAAATAAAACTTTACAGCGAATAAAGAAATGTTTATACTACACCCATCAAAACGAGATACACGGTGAACAAAATGATTGAGATTTTAAACTTTAAAAAAGGAATTAACGATAAAGCTCCAAACGGTTGTGATTTTGTAGTTGATGAGTTCGTTACTTACACAAATAAAAACGGAATTAAGTTTGGCCCATACAAAATCATCGGATTCGCTAAAGGTGTTAAAGATGTTGAATCAGAAAGATTTATCCACTTAAACAATGAATGTTATTGGTTTCCTGTGAAGTTAGAAGAAATCAAAAAATTATAAAGTTTTTACTAAGCTCATCACGGTGGGCTTGAATAAAAATTTTAAATCGCTCTTTAAAAATCAGATTACAAGAAGTTTACTCATAACGGCATTATGCGGTCGTGTAGATTAAAAGCCCTACCCTACATAATGAGAGTAAATGGAAATCCCACTGAAAGATGAGACCAGTGAAAAACTGACAGTTACAGAAAGTCTAGTCGCAGTGGGGAAATAATAAAGCCCCATTAGCTCAATCGTATAGAGCAATCGTCTTCTAAGCGATAGGTTACAAGTTAGAATCTTGTATGGGGCGCCATTCTAAAGCACATTTGAAGTACAGAGACACAACGGCAAGTGAAACCGTTGCGAATGATAGAGAGAAGTGTGCTTTGAAATGGCTCTTTGTTTCGTCAGTTGTGGAAACTGACACGGTACAAAACACAGGTAGCGTTATGGAAAATGACACAGGGTTCAAATCCAGAAAGAGCCTCCATCTCAATCCGCTTTCAAATAGCGAATTAAAGCTCAATCTTCTTGAATAATTGATTGAACGAGAGCGGATTTAGCTGGAAACAGCGTTAGTCATAATTACAAAAATCTCCTTTAAATTGGTTATACCCTCCAATTGCTTTCACACTTTGGCGTTGGAGGGATTTTTTTTAACCAATATTCTTAACCATACGAGGTGAAACTATGAGCAAGTTAATCAAATTTCTTAAAACAACCGCTTACGTAATCGCAACTATCCTTTCAATCTGCCTTGTGTTTATGGTTGTAGTTGTATCAACAGCACAAGCAAGCGAACCAACCGCACTAGAGCGTGAGCAAGCAAGAATTCAATGGATTGCCGAGAATGGGCAATATCAACCAAATCTAACCGAGCCAGCTAAACAAGAGGCTATGGCATACACAAACATCAAACAAAAGGAATTAGATTATGAGAAAGGCAAAAACAGAAATTAAGATTGAGCCTTATCCGAAAGGTGGTTGGTATGTTGTTGAACGAGTTGGTGGGAAAGTTTGGTGGCAATCTTCAAATTACCAGTCAATAGAGCTTGCTGAAGTACGAATGAAAGAGCGTAAAGAGCTAAAAGATAATGTAGCTAAATTGCTTGATAAAAAGCTCGCTAAGCGGTTAAAACCAAGAAATGGATTAGCAACAAAGCCTACTGTTAAAAAGCGTGAATATAACGCTAGACAACGCTATTTGGCATTATTTGACGAGTATAGCAAACAGCGTAAAAAACAACATAAAAGCAAACGAAAAAATGAATTCAAGCTATCTGATATTCGTGAATTGTTTGGTATGCAGGCAACAACCGTTGATCGAGCTATTAGCAATGGGCAAATAAAATCAACAATAGGCAAAACCTTATCAAAAGGTCGCTGGGTTAGATTGTTTAGCTATGATGACATTAAGCTCTACTTTGAATACTTAAGAGGATTACAAAATGGAAAGCCAACAAGCACAATGGGAACGCAAAACGTTCAATGATTACGATAGACAATGCCGCCGACAAGATGACTACAATCGAGCGATAGAAATGGAAATAGAAAGTATTAAAGAAGATATTGCTAACAATGATAGCGATTCATTATGTGCTTTTAGCGAAAAGATGTTTGAAGATGATGAATTTCTTAAAGCGGTCGCACTTGGCACTGACTATGAAGAAATGCGAATTAAAATCTTGACCGCTATGGCAGAAGATAGATTAGAACAGTTAGAGGAAGATTATCGAAAAGGATATATCCTCAATGATTAACCAATAAAGGTGAAACAAAATGACTACCCAACTACAAACTAATCAACAAGTAAAAGCTCCCGTTAAGCATAAAACACTTCGGGAGCTTTTTAATGACCCGATTATCAAGAATAAAGTCGAACAATTAATCGGAAAAAACTCAGCAACCTTTGCAACAAGTGTTATGCAGATTGCCAACAGTAACGCACTACTTAGAACCGCAGAGCCATCAAGTATTTTTAATGCGGCTTGTATGGCGGCAACCTTAAACCTACCACTTCAAAATGGGCTAGGTTTCGCCTATATCGTACCTTTTAGGAATAACAAAGAGCGAAAAGTAGAGGCTCAATTTCAACTTGGTTACAAAGGATTAATTCAACTTGCTCAACGTTCTGGGCAGTTTAAAAGATTGGTCGCTGTTCCAGTGTATGAAAAGCAATTAATCGAAGAAGATCCAATTAATGGCTATGTGTTTGACTGGAAACAAAAACCAACGCAAGAAGAAAAGCCTATTGGATATTACGCTTACTTCGAGTTGTTAAATAGCTTTACTGCTGAATTATATATGACGGAGGCGGAAATTGATCAACACGCACAACGCTATTCTCAAACTTACCGCACTTACCTTGACAAGAAAGCAAAAGGACAATGGGCAACAAGCGTTTGGGCTGACAATTTCGAGGCTATGGCATTAAAAACTGTGATGAAGTTATTGCTATCAAAACAAGCTCCATTATCGGTTGAAATGCAACAAGCGGTGTTAGCCGACCAAGCAGTGGTTAAAGATGTAGAAAATCAAGAGTTCAATTATACCGACAACATTCAGAATGCTGAATTTGTAGCGGTTGTAGATGATGAAACGTTTAACAACTGTAAGCAAAGCATTATTAACGGTGAGACTACTCTACAAGACTTATGCGATAGTGGGGCTTATGAGTTTAGTCAAGAACAGATTGCGGAATTAGAGGCGATTGAGAATGGAAATGTACAAGCTGAAAGCTAGATGCTCTGGGCTTGCTGATTTAATGGTTAAACCGAAAAGCGGTGGCGGTATATCTGCTACCGCTAAAAGTGCGGTGAGAAAGATAGTTAAATATGACCTATTTGGCTATCAAGATTTTGAGGGTAACAAATACACCGAAAAAGGCATCGCACTTGAAGAACAAGCTATTAAATTAAGCGGTCGCAAGCGTGGATTAGCTCTCAAGAAAAACGAAGAAAGACGAGAAAATGATTGGATTACTGGCGAATGTGATATTTACGTCCCAAGCAGAAAGCTAATCATTGACACAAAATGCTCGTGGGATATTGGCTCGCACCCTTTCTTTACAGACGAGGCAGAAGAAAAAGCCAAAAAAGCTGGTTATACAATCCAAATGCAAGGCTATATGTGGTTATGGGATTGCGAAGAGGCTCAAATTGACTTTGTACTCTTACCTACTCCATACGAGCAATTATCAAGCTATGACAATCCGGAGCGATATATTTATTTAGTGGAGCAAATACCTCAATCAAAACGTATTACAACCGTTACAGTTAAACGTGATGACAAAATCATCGAAGAAATCAAAGAACGAGTAAATGCCGCTCAAAAATACTATCAACAGCTTATACAGGAGATGAGTTAATGAAAGAAGAATTAAAAGGATTAAAAGAGGCCTATCTTTTTTATAAAAAAGTTTTAAAAGACGAAGATGCAATGGCTTGTGGTTGTTTAAGGGATGCTGAAGAATGGCTATTCAGAGAACTTAATGAGTTATTTGAGAATCAGGAGTAAATATGGCTGGAATTAATAAAGTAATCATTGTGGGGAATTTAGGAAATGACCCAGAAATCCGCACAATGCCAAACGGTGAGCAAGTTGCGAATATTACAGTGGCAACATCTGAAAGCTGGACGGATAAAAACACTGGCGAGCGTAAAGAGGTGACAGAATGGCACCGTATCGTGCTTTACCGCAGATTAGCCGAAATCGCAGGTCAATATCTTGCTAAAGGCTCTCAAGTCTATATTGAGGGGCGTTTAAAAACACGAAAATGGCAAGATAGCAACGGACAAGACCGATACACTACCGAAATTCAAGGCGATAACTTACAGATGTTAGGTGGTCGCCAAGATGAGCCGAAACAACAAGCAAAACCAAGCAAAGCTAAACCAGAGCCATTAAGTGCGATGGCTGAACAAGGTGATAACTTTGACGATAACATTCCATTCTAGGGGTGAGTTATGAGCAAATTTATTAAATTGACAAGCGGCATAGATGGGGTCAGCGATTTAATTGTAAATGTAGATTTAATTAGAACCGTGACACTTGAATATAATGACCGCTCTCTTGTTGAGTTTTCGTACGAGCATAATGTGGTAGTAAAGGAAACTCCAGAACGTATTTTAAAAATGATTGAGGCCGCCAAATAAGGCGGTTTTCTTTTAGGTGAATTATGAACAAACAACAAACAGAACACGAATTAGCGGAATTACACGAAAAAGAACGGAGTTTGGAAAAAGCTCTCGAGCTTGTGCGTGAGAAAATCCGTGAGTTAGTTAATTACACAGACAAGAACAAGGGGCAGAAATGAATGAAATTAAAGTGGGCGTACCTTACTCTAGATTTAAAGATATTTTTACCTGCTATTTCTTTGCGAGAATCAATAGCGAAAATCAAGAATCGGTGAAATTGGCTATCCGAGATGCGATTAATTACTGGTCGTCATTTGATAGCGAGTTGAGAAATGAAATTATCAGAATTTCAGAATTTTCAATCGAGAGAAATAGTCGTCGCCTTGAGAAATTTATTTTATGGGCGAAGCATTATTTCGATACACCGCAAGAAACAAACACGCAGCGACCATTAGTTGATATTTTGCCAGTGGTTAATATGAATAAGTAGATGAATAGGCGTTCCAAGTGAGCGCCTTTTGTTTTAGGGGAAAGTGATGGATATTATTAATTTAATCAAACAGCAAACGTCTGAAGAAAGACAGGCGTTATTCAGCGAATTTATTAAACTCTTAAACCAAAAAAGAGAATATGTTGATATTCCTGAGCGTATTGTATGCTCTGCTTGCCAAGTATTTGTTGATGAGCGAGATGGTACAAATGAAGATGGTAGTGAAATTACCCATACAGTATATGGATTAAGACACTATGATCCCTTTATGCGTAAGCAGATTAAAGAATTGGAAAAACAATACAATTATGCCCTTTTAGACTGGGAACAAGGATTCTTAACTAATAAAGGTAGATTTGTAGATCGCAAAGAAGCAATGGAAATTGCCAAAGAGCAAGGGCAAATTATACGGTTATCAGGCTCGCCTAACGATAATATTTTATTTTCAGAAGATTTATATTAATGGAGCAAAACATGAAAGACTTTATTATATGGCTATCGTTATTCATATCTTGGTTAGTCGGCATTGTTTTAGTTGGTGCAACTGCTGGCTTATTCTTTGGCGTAGCGTGGAAAGCGTTTTGTTGGGTGGTGTGATATGAAAGAAAAAGAATTGATCGAAAAAATAAAACAATGGGCGAAAGATAGAAACCTTATTTTAGGCTCTACTCCACAGAAACAATTTATCAAACTAATGGAAGAATTTGGCAAGCTTTGCGCTGGTATCGCACGAAACGACAAAGAGAAAATCAAAGATAGTATTGGTGATTGTGGTGTGGTTTTAATTATTCTCAATGAACAATGTCAAATCGAGAAAGATTTAATCTTAACATGGGGATATCAAATAGAGTCGCCAGAAAGTCAATTTGTTAAATTCACAATGCGTTATTTAAACGATTTATCATGGATATTTGACGGTGGAAACAGTGATGGCGTTATCTTATGTGGATTAATTAAGGAGCTTAACGGTTATGCTTACTATTACGGATTTACTATGCTTGAGTGCTTGGAACACGCTTACGAGCAGATAAAAGACCGTAAAGGGAAAATGATCGATGGCGTATTTGTAAAAGAGGAAGATCTGAGCTAGAGATTAAGGGTAAAGTAGGAATTCCTACTTTGGCTTTTTTATTGACATACACCGCTCAATCATTTAGGATATTCTCACTTTCAACAGAAAGTCGGGATCGCAGTCCTGAAAGAATAAGTGGCGGTAGTAACGATCGCCTAATGGCGATTTTTTTATAGCCGAAATCTAGCAAATTAAAACCTTTCAACAAGGTAGGATCGATTTGATCCCCCCTTTGAAAAGTTGTCAATGATGGGCTAGGTAAGGGGGCGAAAGCCCACTGGAAGTTTAACCGCTTATTCACCAGGACTGCGAACCTTGCCTAGTTCATCACCAGTAATCGCAGTTGCTCGTGATGATTGAATTTAAATTCAATTTAGAGAATAAGCGTATGACAACTTTAACTTTTCAAAATACTACCCTTTCGGTTATCAACCAAAACAATCAAACATTCTTAACAGCAAGTGATTTGGGCAAGGCGTTAGATTATTCCGATGCCGATCGTAGTGTTCGCAGACTTTATACCGCTAACGCAGACGAATTTACCGCAGAAATGACCGCACTTGTGGAAATGAAAACAGCAGGCGGTATTCAAAAAGTGCGTATCTTCTCACTGCGTGGCGCACACCTGATTGCAATGTTTGCCAGAACCAAAATAGCTAAAGAGTTCAGAAAATGGGTTCTTGATGTTTTAGATAAAGAGGTAAGAAAAACTACCGCACTTTTACCAAATACAATCACGCCTGAACAACAACAGGCGATCCAATCAGCAGTACAACAAGCACACCATAGAACAGGTTTACACTGGCAAGAAATCTACCGTCAGTTAAAATCTGCTTTCAAGGTTGCGAAATACGACCAAATTCCACAAAGCCAATTCGGAAATGCAATGGCGTTCATTATGAACTTACAACCTATTGCACTTCCACCAGCAGAAGAAAGATTTACTTTCGACTTAACAAAAGAAGAAATCTCAAATCTTACCCTACTGTTATTCTCGCACGGACAGATGAATTGGCTGCTTGGAAAACTGGTTAAACCGTTAGAAGTAATTGGTTCGTCATATAGTCCGACAGTTTACGGACATCACACAGAATACAAGCGTTTCTATGATAAATCTTTGCCACTAGCGAGAAAGCTCATAGAACCGCTTAAACAAGCCCATAGAGCCGATTTTGAACATTTGCTATATCGTTTATCGGCTAACTAAAATAAATCACTATAACCGCTCTTATGGGCGGTTTTTTATTGGAGCTTTTATGGATAAAATACAACTATCAGAAAAAGCAGAAAAAGAGATTGTAAACGCAACAAAGATGGCAGCCTTTGCCTCTTACACGGAAAATAGTCAAAATCTAATGACTATCGAAGAGATTGCCTTATATCTTAACAAGTCCTATACTTTCACGGTGAAATACATTGTTACAAAAGGTGATTTTCCACAATCGAGATACTTTTCAGACAAAAACGAACGCCCTCGATATGTTGCTGGCGAAGTGGTAAAGTGGGTAAAACGACACACTAAACGTCAATAATAGATTTTAACCGCTACGCCAAAATTACGCCAAGCAATACCTATCTATTTGTTATTCCTATCAAATAAGGTGCAAGCTAGTCGCACCA